TGGAATATCCGGTGTGGCGGGCGAAGGCTTAGGCTCCGGTGCTCGCACCAGGTCGTCAATCTCTTCGCTCGAGAGTCCGTCGTTTTGCAGTTGCGCTACACTTTTATCGCCCACGAACACTGACACCACGCCGTATTCGTCGACCAACTCGGCAACCGATTTGCCCTCGACCGGAGCGGTGGTGCCGTCATGCTTTTTAATCGTGAGTTTCATAATTCAGCCCTTTGCTTAAAAAAATACGGCCCCGCAAGTGGTTACACCGCAGGGCCGTTGATGGTCACTACAGGCAGCGAAGATGATTAGGCCGTTGCCAAAACTGCATTAGCGTTGGCACGGTTCATCGTGAGAGCGCCGCGCCATGTGAGGCCCGTGTAATATTCGTACCGATCATAGGCACGCGGCGGCTTGCGGGTCATCATGTCTTGTCCCTCGATCGGGCGCAGCTTGATGTGCCGCGTGTTGATCATGTAGCAGCGCTTTAGCCACGAGGTTGCAGAGCCGGTTATCGCCTGGATGTCGTCGAACTCCGGATTCCACTCGATTTCCACACCGTGGAAGGTGAGCGACGATGTGCCGCCTTCGATCTGGCGCTCGGACACGCCCTCGAAGTTGATCACGCCGAATGACTTCAGCATGAAATTGCGGAAGCTATCGATGAACGATGAGCCGGCCTCAATAAAGTCCGGGCGCCCGCCGTTTCTCACGCACGCACGCCAGGCTATTTCCATGTAGTCCAGGATGTTGCCGGTGGTAGTCGTGTCGGTTAAGCCCGTGATGGCGTAGTTGCGCCAGTAGGCATTGCCCGCCTGCGCACGATCGATGCCGCCGACGGTGCCGGTGGTCGGGGTGAGCGATACCAAGGCATCCAGGCCGGTAATCGCGTCGATAGATTGCGAGCCGTCGAGGTGCAGCGCTTGGCTAAACTTTTCCTGGAAGCCGAGTTTGAGAATCTCGCTCTGTTCTTTCAGAAGATTCGTCAACTGGATCATCTCGGCTTTGCTGGCGTTGCCACCAGGGCCGGAGTCGTCGACCGCGACGCCGTTTTGAATCAGGCGATCTTCGTCTAAGGCAAAGCCGTCGTGTGCTGAGCGCCAGGCGAACTGCGCCTGCTCGATTGACTGGCGACGGTTGTAGGTAACAATCTGGCTACCGTTGAACCATTGGAAGTTCGATTGATAGCGGACCCGCAGCTGCTCGACGATGTACTGTTTTGCGCCGGGGGCTGAGGTCTTCTTCGCGTTGAGCTTTTTTAAGAGCGGGCGCTCGACGTCGATCTGATCGATCGGGGAATTGCGCAAGAAAAAATCTAAACCGATTTTCCCTGCGTCTGAAATTTCTTGCGAATTAAACGGCACTGGCAAATCTCCATGGATTGAAATGAACGGTGGACGAACCGTATTTCTGTCCCATGGAGGCGAGCCCATATTCTGCCAAACCGTGCTGCTGAATCGCCGGTGATGAGCCCGGCTTACATCGAATTAGGGCGAAGCGTAGCCGAGAGTTAAGCCCTTCACAACTCGCGGGTTGCCTTGGGCCTCATTCCGTGAACGAATACCCAAGCCCCTGTGACAGCGCGCTCGCCATGTCGCGCGGTTGCGCAGGGCCCGGCTTGGTGCCGTTTGGACGCAATAGCGCTGGGCCGCTCGGGATTGAGTTTGACCTAGCCGCTGGTACCGGCGTCACGTTGTAGATTTCCTCGATCGTGGGCAGCCACAGATGCGGCGGGTAGGTCTGAATGATCTTGGCTATCCGGGGTGCGACGGCCTGCTCGCGTGCTGCGTAATTGGGGTCTTGCGCCGCCATTCTCTTAGTCCAAGCGTCCAGTGCGCTCAACGCCTGATCCTGCTGTTGCTGAGCCTGCGCGCCGTTTTGCTGCTGGCGTTGCTGGCTCTGAGACTGCTCGGATAACGCAGCGTCGCGGCGGCGTCCATTGGCGAGTGCTACAGCGTCATCCCGGCTCAGTTCTCCGGCGTCCACCCGCGCATTCAGATCATCAAACTCGCTGACGAGATCAACGCCGGGCGCTTCGCGGCCCATTACCTTGTAGAGCTGCGCGCGGTATTCTTCGACGAGTTTTAAAGCCGGCGCATAGTTGCCGGTCTTGATCATGCGATTGAAATCCAGCAACCGCCCCAACTCATCGGGCTCGGTCTGCGACTCACGCATGATGTTCAGGATGCCTTCGCGCGCCTGCTGCAGCTCCTGCATCTTAGGCCGTAGTTCGGATAATTCCGTTTCGCGGGCCTTGGCATAGGTCGTAAGCTGGTGGAACCGCTCGCGCGATTCTTTCTTGAGCACGCCCAATTGCTCGGGCGACAGTTGGAAACTGTCAGCGGTCTTGCCTTCTAGGGCCTTCGCGTCCGCGGCCGCCTTGTCCGCGGTCTTTTTCTGCTCGATGGCGGCGAGCTCTTCAGGATTCCTGGCCGCGATATTGGCGGCCGGCTGGCCTTCGGTCTTGGGTAGGAACTTGCCGTCGGGGCCGCGCTCGCGCTCTGGCGGGGATTCACCGAGCCCGGCGGCGATGGCTTCGGCCATGTCGTTGACGTCGACCTCTTTAGGCGGGCCTGCCTTATCGCTTCCTGGATCTGCTGGGTCGGCCCCAGCAGGGTCAGCCACGCCTTCATTGCCCGTATCGGCCGCAGTATTCGGTCCTTCAGTGCCCGCATCAGCTCCTGCATCGCCGCCTCCGTTTGGGTCAACCGCATAGAAAGGTGCAGCCAGCAGCAGCAGGAATCGTAGCAATGCGTTCATAGGGGTGTGTCTTCCAGTATAGGTTGCTCGCTCATCACTACCGGCGTCACGGCCACGACTCTTTGCACGATCGTTGCGATGGCGTCGCCGATTTCCTCGGGCGTCAAGTCTTCGCCGGGGTGATCGGGCTCGCCCTCTTTGCCGGGCTTGGGCGCCAAGCGCTGCGATATGATCGACGATGCCGCACTGATAGCCGCATTCAACGCGGCCTGGCGCAAGGAAGCCTCGGCCTTCACCCGCTCGCTGTGCGTGCTGGCGAGCGCCGCCTGACCGTCGACATGCGCCTTGTTGTCGGCGGCCTGCATGTCCTTTTCGTGCTTTTGAATGAGCAACCGCTCGTCGCGCTGGGCTTTCGAGGTCTCGCGCGCCACGTCCACCGCCTTGGCCGCTTCCGCCTCAGCAACCCGCGCCTGCTCGGCCTGCTTGGCCACCTTCAAATCCATCTGGCACTGCTGCAGCTCGGCTTGGCACTGCTGCAACTGTTTCTGCATTTCCTGCAACTGTTCCTGCGCCTGTTCCTGCGCCTGTTGCGCCGCCTGTGCGCCGTTCTGCTGCTGCACGGGCTTGCCGTCCGGTCCCATCTGGGGCGGCGGTATAAAGCGGTCGACGTCGATCTTCTCGTCGTAGCGTGAGAGGGTCTCCTTGACCAGTTCCACGCACGATTCGGCGAGATCGAACTGCCCCGCCGCGCGCAGCTCGGCCACCTTCACCATCATCTCTTGCAGGACGGGCATGATCTTGGCCCAGGTCTCGCGGTCCTTGGTCTGGTTGGGCTTACCCGTGCTCCCGGCCTTGATCGAGACGCGAACCTTCCTGAAGATGGTGTCGAGGTCGACTGCTGTTGCCGGGGGCGCTGGCCGCTGCGTCTTGGGGTCGAGGGCCGGCTGAGCGGGGGGCGCACCGATGGGTGTCTGCGCTGCCGGCGCCAGCGAATCCTTCCACTTGGCCCCCGCACCGATCAGTTGCGTGATTTCCTTGGTCGTAAACGCCTGCAGGGCCACTTGCAGCACCGCTTCGGCCATTTCGCCTATCAGGTCTTCAACCGTGTCCTGGCGCTCGGCTACGCGGTTCATGAGCGATTGCTGCATGATGTCCGCCTCGGTGGCGGTCTTGGCCTGGATCAGGTTGGAGCGCGAAGCGTCGGAGAGCCCAACCATCATGTCCATGTCGTTACGGATGATCGTCACGTCGTAGGCCGCCGGGTCGATCTTGATGCCCTCCAGCTGCATGATGTCGTTGCTGATGGGGACCGTCGGGTTGCCTTCCACGCCCATAAAGTCCCGCGCGCGGCGCTTGACCAAGTTGGTGATGTCATCCTCGGTGAGCCCGCCGCCCTTACGGAAGATGCGCACGGGGATGGCTTCCTTGCGCGCCTCGGCGTAGAGGTAGCGCGTCGTGTTGTATTCCGCCTGCAAATGCTGCAGCAGCTCCACATCAGACAGCGGGCGCCAACGGCCCTCGACTAAGTTAAATCCCAGGCAATAGAACGGCAGCCAGCGCTCGGGCGAATACTGCATGACCCGCGGCGGGCGGCAGTAGCCTTTAACGCCCTCGCACACCACGCTGACCATATTCGTGTCGTGGTCCCACACCTCGTGCACCGCGCGATAGTTGACGTTTAAATCGGTCGATGAGCCGGTCAAGCTGATTTTTCCGCCCTCTTCGTTGGTGACGTCTCCGGATCCGGGCTGCCCGTACTTGGTGGCGCCCTTCGGCACTTCCGACTTCCTGAAATTCTTGCAATAGTCTTCGTCCGTCATCCACACGCGGTGGCTTAACTTGCGTGCGCTCACGTATTCGTCGAACTCGACGATGGATTCGTCCAGGATGAACATATCCTCGGTCCTGATACGGTCCAGTGTGAAACCTTTGAATACACTAACCTCGTCGGCGGTAATCATCGCCTGCAGCTGCTGCGTGAGCTCTTCTTTCTGCTGGTTCTTGACCTTGATGTCGGTCTCGTCATCCGCCGCCGCGATCAGGTATTCGATCTGCTGCAGGTTGTCCTGCATGTCGTTCGCTCGCCGCAGAATCAGGGGATCGTCTGCGGTCAGGGAATGCTGAAAAGAGAGCTTGAACCACGCAACGGAGGTGCTCATCGCCGAGCGGATGCCGGACTTCATGCGGCGTTTTAACTTCGCCTCGTCGACCAGGAGCTTATTGATGACGATCTCGGCGGTGGCGCTGAATTCTTTTAACTGCGAGTATTCCTTGGGCGAGACCGCCTCGGTCGGTGCCACCGAGATTTCAGGGTTTTTTGCATAGATATGCGGCAACAAGGTCGCCTGCGTCGCAAAGATCATGTTCGTGCGCACGGTGGACTCTTCGTTGCCGGGCTTGTAGGTGCCCCAAGTCAACCGGCGCAGCGTGGGCAGCGTCTTCTCGTTGAAATCCTTCTTTAACGTCTTGGCGCGGTCGATCTCGGCCAAGAGCTTCGATACGGCGTCCTTTTCTTCCTGCGGTACCTCGTTTTCGTCGAGGTCTTTGGCCGACTCCGGTTTCAGCTTGCGCGGAGCGGGAGCAGCTTTGGCGGCGATAAGGCCGGCGCGTTTAGTTTTGGCCATCAGTGCGATGTCGCCACAGCCGGCGGCGCACACACGATCCGACATTTATGGCGTGCAATGTCCGCGTGCGACATGATCAGCACGCCCTCGATGATCCCGATTTGCCGAGCATCGTTATGCTCATCCTCTTTCGATACTTCGCGAACCGATGCGCCCATTAAATCCTGATTCAGATCGCGCCGGTCGTATTCCGACACCAACACAATCTGCGGGCGATAGCCGGCCGTCCTGGCATCCCGGATCATCTCCGTAATGCCTTCGATGGTGAGCCGCAGCCGGACGTGATCCCCGACCGCGGCGGCTATCGCTATGTCGCTCACGCAATGAGTGTTGCGTTCCCGTTGCCGGAAGTCCAGGCCGAGGCGCGAAAGCGCATGTAGCGCGAGAGCTGCACCTCGAGCACCATGCCCAGACCTGCGGTCACTGCAGGAATCGCGATTTCTCCGGACATCAGTGCCGATTGAAATCCCGCGGTCGCTACACCGGCCGAATTGGTATACAGGAATTGCGTGCCGTCTTCGGAGTCGGCGGATTCGAGAACCACCGTTCCGACCAGCACCGCGGCACCAGGCGTGTTGCCCAGATGACAGGCCGCGGAGTGCCCGTCCATAAACGGTGTTTTATCGCACACCACGGCCACTGACGCGGTGCCGCCGAAAGCGCCGTTACCGGCCGAGCCGTCGAGGGTTCCCGCAGTGGCGCCCACCGAGGTCAGGGTAAAGTCCCCATTCATGGAGGTGAGCGTGGTGACACCCTGTATCGCTATGCGGTCGCCGTTCTTCTGACGATGACCAGCGGTCAAGGTCGCGACGATGGGTGTAGCGTTGGTGCCGCCTGTGATCAGAATGCCGGCCGCAGCAGAGCCCACGGTACCCAATGATTTCACTTTGTTCGACATGAAGTTCTCCTAGTCCGAGAAAGGCCCGGCGCCCGCGGAACGACACCGGCTCCGCTGCGATGCCGGGTCAGTCCACGTCCGGCTATGGTTACGTCAACGGGCGAATGGTAGCGAGGGTTTGAGGGGCTCACAACTCGCGGGTTGAATTCGCGGTGCGTGTGGCTGACAATCAAGAGCATCAGGGCGCACCAGGAGCGGGGCATGACCGGTTGCATCGAGTGGGGCAAAAGTATCAAGGACAATGGCTACGGCCAAGCTTATATAAACGGCAAAGCTATCGGCGCGCATCGCCTAGCATGGCAGCGTGAACATGGAGAAATACCGCATGGGCTTGATGTTTGCCACCGGTGCGATAACCGCTCATGCGTCAATATAGAGCATCTATTCTTGGGAACGCGCAAGGCAAACATGATGGACGCTACGTCAAAACAACGGCACGCTCACGGGCACACAAGCTATGCAAAAATTAGCGAGCAAACGGCTGTTAGGATAAAAATCCTTACTGATGTCGTCGGTCCCAGGAAACTGGGCCGGTGGCTAGGATTGAGTCCCGGCCATGTTCACGCCATCATGCATGGTACACGCTGGTCACACATCACCATGGCAACACGTTATGGATTCTAGTGACGCACAACGAGTTGCAGAACACTTAAACACTAAATTAACGCGATCTAGAATTATGCTAACCGGCGATCAACTGGTATCGCTTGTAGCACCGCGCGCCAGATTTGAACAACATTTTCCGTCGCTAAACGCCTATTTTTTTACCATTGACGGCGTTTTGAACGGAACGAAAATAGTCGGAGCTATGTTCGGCGATAGTTGCATGCTGGTTTACGCATCTTCCAAAGACAAGGCGATGGAGCAGGCTAATGCAGGGGTACGTACAACCATCACGCTACTGCACGACGAATACAATTCACGCAACAGCCGTGAGTTTCGAAACGAGGTCATGTCGGCAGGCCGGCGCGGCAACATCCCTTTCATCCCCACAGCAAAATCATTGGAGCAGCGCGATCTGGTGCAGCGCATGATTGCGGACGCGATGCAATCGGTGAAGCCAACAAACGAATAGACCTGGGCCCGGCCTTGCCGCGGCCCTCGGTTAGCGCCCGCTCCAACGGCCAGCCGCTCGACAATCGGCACTGCAGCGCCTTACGGGTGATGCCAATGACGCGCGCCCACTCTGAAAAGCACATCGTTCGATTGCCCAAGGTGAGTTGGCGGCCGTGAGCGCGCAAGGTGGCGATGGCTTTGTCGTGGTTCATTTATCTGTGCCGACCACGAGTCTGTACGCGTTACAAATAAACATTCTGGATACGATAGCCACGACCGGCTTTCTGCGCGGCACTTCAACGGTCAGCTCAAGGCCATTCGGCACCATCCTTGCAATCACTTTCCCATGGCCATCGCGAAACCGCAGCGTGTTCAGAAGTTTGTTATATGTTTTCATCAGTCCATCCGATACGTTGATGGCTGCTGCTTGTCGGCCCGGATTAACCAATCGAACGAGCCGTACTTCGGACCTTTCGGAACAAAGCTGTCTTTCTTGGGCGCCATGCGTGGGCGCGACATGCAGCCGTACCTAATACCGTCGCAGGGATGATCCTCCCCGTCGGTGTCGGCGTCTTCGTACTTGGCCTCGATGTCGTCGTGTTGCAGGGCCGACAACGTGCGGATCGCATCCGGGCAGAATTGCGTGAAGAACAGCATCGCCGGTGAATGCTCCGGGCCATGATCGCCGCGCAGACGATAGCGAATCTGATTCCAGCCCGGCAGCCGGCGTTTGTCGGATCTGCGCAGCATGAGTTTCTTGCCCCTGACCGACACCTTCATCGCGCGCTCAGCGAGCGACGGCCCGCCGTCCTCGTCGAACATGGAGGAGTCCACCGTGTGATATGCAATCACGTCCCCGCGGCACCGCTCGATGACCCCTTTGGCCCACTCCTCGATCGGGAGTTTCAATCCCAGGTTCTGGCTCGGGCGCTCTTTCGATTCGCCGTACCACTCGCGATAGCAGATGAGCGCGCCGGGCAGGATGGTGATCGGAATGCCGGTCACCGACTGCGCCTGCATTTCGCGCTGCGCGACCACGAACCAACCGGTCCAGAAGGGGCGTGCCGATCCCCAATCCGTTGACGTAAAGCGCCGCCAGTCGGAGGGAAACGGCATGTCCACGATGACGTGACGCCCGCGTGAGAACTCGGGAAAGAACGCGCCGGCCACGATGTCCCAATCGCCTTCTAACCAGGCGCGCACGAGTTCAGGGGAGCCCGACATCTGCAGGTTGGCGACATACTCGGGGCCAAGTAAGTTGTGATCGGTGATCTTGCCGGGAATGAAAATGCGCTCGCGTTTCACGACTTTCAGCGTCCACGGGTTCACGAAGTCTTCGGTAATGATCTTCCATCCACCGGGCGCTGGATCGATGTATCTGCGCTTGACCCAACCGTGGCCGGGCCCGCCTGGGTTGCCGGTACCGCGGAAGCCGCACGGCACACCATAGGACGAGCGCAACGTCGCCATCAACTTAAACACCGGCGCCGGATTGGGAAAGTTGCCCAATTCCTCGACATAGACCCGCGTGTTGGAGTCGCCCTGATAGTTCTCGGCATCCGCATCACGGTCCAGATACTGAAAGCGTAAGCGCGCTCCTTGCGGGGAGGTGCAGATATGCCCGGAAAAGTCAAAGCCCAAGGGAATGAAGATGCGCCGCGCGCGTTCGAAGGTTTCGCGCAACTGCTCGCGCTCGCGCCGCACGATGAGCCCGATCGCGTTCTCTCCGTACTGATCCGCGTGGCTGATCCAGTCGCCGAGCGAGCCGTCTGTCTTGAGTGAGCCGCGTGAGCCGCCGTAGAAAATCTCAAAGACGGGGCAAGCGATGTACGCAGCCTGCGGTCCGGATCGCGGCTCCCATGCAATTAGTGTTTCGTCAGTTCCGGCGGTGGTGGCGAGTATTTCTTCAGCCATTCTTGGGCATTCCCTTCCACGGCGGGGAGCCGCGCTACGTAGCGATGTGTCACGTCACCGACCACTTGCGTCGGCATGACTTTTGAGAGGAGGGACATAAACGCCGTCGGATTTTCTTTTGATTGCTGCTTAAAATATTTAATGCCGCCGACCTGCTCGAGCGCAGCTAGCAGCATCATCTTTACGGTCATAGTGATCTTGTTGGGCGTGCCTGGCTTGCGGCCGGAGCCCGGGCGCTTGCCGCCAGTGTTTGCCCGCTTTCCGCCGCGGCCTGAAGCTTTCGGTTTAACCATCTAGTTTTTCATCCGTTCAACTTCGCACCACTATTTGACTTCTCAATCATAGAGACCAACTGCGCGGCCCCCACTTTCCTCAACGCATTAAGCTCAAGCAAGCTGCCCACACACGCGACTCGCACCAGATCGTGCCCCGGCCCATAGTCGGCGTAAATGATGAGCGCGTGCGGCTTAGCTCCACCCTCGAAAATGGTGTCGATCGTTTCCTTCACGCGGAGATCGTGCTCGCCTGCTTTCAGAAGATCGGGGTCAACGGTTTGGGTGTGAGTGGCCATGACTCACTTGCCCGCGAGATTGATGACGATCCCGACCGCCACACCGCACGAGAACCCTGCGAGTATCCGGCCGATCAACACTGATTCTGCGATGATCATGTTTTCATTTCTTCGTTCATCTCAACCGCGTACTTAACCTCGCGCGTGCAATTGCCGTAGGCGTATCTACTGCCTATAAACGCGCCCAGTCCGAACGCGATTACCAGTGACCACCAGGGCATCAAAAAGGCTTGCCCACAAACTCGATCGCCTTGGGTTGCGGCGGGATAAATTCGAGCGGGAGCGCCTCGAACAGTTCCTGCTCGAGCAGCTCGATCTCAATCTCGGTGCGCGGATTCTTTCGGTCGATGGCGTGAAAGACGTGCTTCTCTCTCACCTGGCGGTCGTTGCAGTAAACGCCTCGCTGCACGAGCTCGCGCGCTTTGGTGTACTTGTTTTTTTCATACCGATCCTGCAACACATCTAGGACAACCGATTCGTCGAGATCGGGTCGCTGGCTCGCGTAGAAGATTCGAAGGGTCACTCGCACCGGGCCCTGGAGGCGCAGCCTTGCAACCGGCGGAACTTGCTTCAGCGCAGACTTCTCGTAATTCAGCGCCTTATCGCTCTTGCGATTGAGGATCCTGCCGCCGACTTTCATCTTCTCGAATTGCAGCGAGCCGTCGTCATTCTGGCCGACCAGGACCTCCATTTTACGGGCGCCGATGGTCGCGATTTCGCGGCTGTTTGCCTTTGATGCTGGCTCGCCGATGATGGTGAAACGGATCACTCGAATAACTCCGCAATCGCTTTGTGCTTGCGCCGCGTCCGATACGAAGATTGCCCATGATGCTTGGCATCGTAGGCCAGATGGCAACGCTGGCACCACGCGCGCAAATTCTCTTCAGCGCAGTTTTCTGGCGTATGGTCAAGGTGCGCGATCGTCAGCACAATGCGAAAACACTTCGCCCGTGGTGGGGTGAACATGAAATGCCGAGTATCGCAGCGCACGAATAAGCCGTCTTCCCGGTAGCCAAACGCCCCGTTTTCAATGCCGCACTCTTCGCAACAATTCTTCGCGCGCAGCAGAATACTGTTCCGAATATCCTTCCAATTCTTCGGATAGCGCGCAGCGTTTTCAGGGCTAATCGGCACTAGGCCCCCGCTTCCCCGTTCTTCCCGCCAGCAATTTCGCCCACTTCCTCAAACACAATCGCAGCTTGATCCACGTCGCGCCTGACGTCCGCAAAGTTACCCCCGGCACTGGCTCGCACCAGCTTTTTCAGCGTCGCTGAATTCGTGTTGGACCGCTCGGCAACGCCCTTCACGCACTCGTTGAAAACGACCTTGGCGGCGAGCATTTTCTGGTAGAGCTTCATCATGTCGGAGCAGGCATCCTTTATCGGTGGAATTTTCAATATTTCTTCTCCGCCGTCGCGGTCTTTGCGGCCCGTGGCGCGGGGTTTTCTGGTGCTCGTTTCGGTAGCTAATTCCATGGTTCAAACTCCTTTGATGTGCTCGAGAAAATAGGCTTTCAAACCGTCCTTGATGCGCTCGACTGCGGCGTCCCCGCGGTGGCGTCGGACCCCTGCGAGGTAGTGCAGGCGATAGTTGCGGTCGGGCATGGCGGCGACGTGGCGAACTTCGGTCTCGTGGCGCCAGGATTCGGAGGCGGTGTCGATCATGCGAACTCGGGCTCGAGTGTTTCTCGTGGAACATCGACAGCGCGTTCTTCATCGTCCTGGCCGGGCTCGCGGCGATTCAACACGCCCAAGCGATTGTCGTGCGTGATGATGCCGGCCGCCTTGCATTCGTCCAGGAATCTGCTGGCGGGCGACAGGGCTCCGAAGTGCTGCGCCTGGCGAACGATGTGCGCAACCTGAAACTCGTTTTCAACCTTGTCGACCGTCCACCATTCGCCGGTTGGCCGGGTTTTAGCCACGCGCTTGAGCTCGTTCATAATCGCCTCTGACGGCTTGCGGTATTCGGGCTTGCGCAGCGCCAGCACCACCGACTTCGGAGCGCAGCCGCAGAGGCTTTTAAACTGTCCAAAAGTGGGCGGCCAATCGGGGAATTCAGAGCCGATCCGGGACAGCGCAAACTTGATTTGTTCGGCAGAAACATCAAGCCCTTGCGCCCAGGTAATGCGCCACGATTCGATGGCTTCGTCGCCCTGAAAAAGCCCCGCCCACTTGTGCCCGTAGAGGTCTCGAAATCGCTGCCAGAGAACGCCTGCCCACTGTTCGGTCATTGGGATTGCCTCCGAATAAATTCTAAGTTGCTGGCGACTGGGTCAAACTTGCCGGGCTTGGGACGGTTTTGCAGGACCGCCACGATGTAGTCTTTCGGCACCGCTGCTTGAGCGTTGATCGCGGCCTGTATCGCCTCGATGACCGCAGGTTTTCCGTATTCCTTGGCCATACCGCCGATGAACGAACCGGCCTCGTTTTTTGAACTTCCGCGAGAAATCAGGAAATTCTTGCCAACGCTCCACGGATCCGCCTCCGCGTCAGCGGAGGAAGGTTTTAAAGGTTTTTCTTTATCCTCTCCCTGTACCTCTCCCTCTCCCTGTCTCTGTCCCTGTCTCTGTACCTCTGGAGTCAGTAACTGGCCCTGTGACAAAGGTGTGTCACTGGCATATAAATTGTCTGTGACAGGCTTTTTAATTGTCTGTGACAGACTTTGTTCCAGACCGAGTATCAAGCTTTGAATGTGCGTTTTTTCTGCATCTGAAGGCGCTAGTAGCAGGCGTTTTTTCAATCCGGCTATCCGGGCATACACCGTTTTCATGCGCTGCTTAACCCGACCTTCCCAAGCATCTACGGCCGCCACCGCTAGGAATTTGTGATACAGCCGGCCATCTGAGCACTTCACAAAACCATGCAGCGCTAGCACTTTGATCTTGCGCCAGGTCTTAACATCACGGCCCAGGCCGCAGGCTTGAGCCAGTATGGCGTCGTCGTCCGGCAGGGACGCGGCCGGTACCTGCTTAGCCCACGACTCCCACCACAACATGACCCCGAAGCGCCAAGCCATATCGTTTGTCGTCTTGCTAAATTCGGAACGCGATAACGCATCACCGTAGAAAGGCATGAAATCGTAGCCGCGTAAATCAACTTCTGCCGGCACTAATGGCGCCGGCAAGCCGCTGGCGTTCATTAGTTTGGCTTGTCCTCTTCCGCTTCATACTGCTCGGCCAAGCGCACGAGGTCTGGAATATCCAATCTCAGCCTGTCGTTTGTGACATTTATTTTTGCCTCCGCACACGCTCTCATAAGGCATTCGCTAACCATTACCGAACCCTGTTCGGAGGACTCCTTAATCCAGGGTTTACACTCGGCATGCTCAAATATCTCGCCGAAATGCAGCAGCCTAGATACCATCGCAGCCTTTACCTGATCGGACACCTTTAGTTCGCGCAACTCTTTGGTAACTGCCAGCATTCCGCGATTTACTGGAATGTCTGTAAGGGCAATAAAAGACTCGCCAACCTTGAATTTCTTAAACGATGGGTTTTCTACTGGCATACTCATGTGAGCCGCAGCCCCGTAGATTTCGCTGCAATACATAAATAATTTCGCATCAACTGGCCCGCACATTTCCGCCAGCATCTTCTGCATCTTCTTACTTCGCTTCGCCATAATTTCCTCCGGTAGAAATCCGGCAAAGGGAAACGACAGCAGAGCGGGCCGGAAGACCGCCTCTTTGGGAGCTACCCTAGCTGTCGTTATTCGATTCATGCCCTCACCCAAATCGCCGGCCATCGCCCGCGGCACTTGTGCAACGGGCGCACCTTGTTCGATCGCTTCGCCATATGGTGCACTCTCGCGTAATTGAGCCGTGCATTGGCCTGGTGCAGCGAAATGTCGAGCATCGCTGCAAATTCGGACACGGTTGCCGGCAGGCAATCTAGCCATTTGAGTGCGAGGGTCATGGCGTTGGCTCCATATAATCCACGCTAACGCTCAGCCGTTTAGCCAGCGATATTTCCGCGGCTACGCCATTTGACGCTTCCCACCCATCAAGCATCAGCACGATTACTTTGTTCGAGTGCTCAATAAACGCGGTATCGTATTTGCACCAGAAATCCCACCCGAGAGGCAGATCACCAGCCTCTGCTATCGGGTGTGTGTGCGAGATTGGCGAATAGACAAGCAGACCCTTGCGCATCAGTTCGGCAGCCACTTTGTTGATTGCCTCGAAGCGAGCGACGCGTACGGCACGATCAGGGTGCGAATAGGGCCCAGCGAGGTATGTCAGTGGCCCGCTCATGCGATGATTCCCGGATTCACTTGCGCACCCTGCCCGCCCGCTTCTTCGCTTTGCGCGCAATCGCTTTGCGGATAAGCTTGCTCGCAGTCTCGTCCAACGACACCGAGCCGCCCTGCTGAGCGGCACTACGTGAAATCACTAATATCTCGCTTGTGTTCAGCGGTACGCGATCGACTGTTCGCCTTGGCACTGTTGTTTCCCCACACCCTTAACCTGACTAGTTAACGCTTCCAACTTCGCACTCGATTTGGGAGCATCTACCCCCATGTTTTGCCTATACGCTTCAGCCATCATGAGCTCACGCAGTACCGTCGCGCGGGACCGGCCAGTCTTAGCCACAATCTTGTCCACTTCCGCATTTTCGTACTCGTTCAAGGACACTTGAACCACGTGAACCCGCACCAGCTTCGGATCGCCATACATCGCTTCGTCTCCCTACAAAAGCAACTAGTTGAATGAATGAATTTACAATTGACTTGAGCACGCGGCCTGTGATCGAGTGCGTGCTTATGTGCGCTACCGCACAGAAAACCCCCTACCCCGAGGTTGTAGAATTTCTGTCCTACAAAAACTTCGGGGAGGACGGCCATGGGCACAGTTACGTTTTGCGGACGTATGCGCCAAGCCATGACCTGCTCCGGCCAGACCGTCCCAATGATCGCCGAGGGCTGCCACGTGGCGCCAAAGACCGTGCGCCTATGGTTGCGCTCGAAGCATGCCGCCCTAAGTGGCGAGCACCTGATAGACCTCTCGGACAAGCTGCACGTAACCGCGCACTGGCTTGTCAAGGGCGACGAGCGCGCGATGTTCCAGTCAGCCGTGACCGCGGCCCTCAGGGCGTAACCCCGCGAACATTTTTGTTCGTTTTTGCGAACCTTTTTGTTCGCGCAAGTCACGCGGCCTGACCAAAAATGGCCGGGTCAATGTCGGCCCGTGTTACTGCGCCCTTGGTAACCACTTCAATATTGCGGCAAAGTTCCGCCGTGATCGTCCGGTTGCCGTTCTCAAGACTGCGCAGCGTAGATTCCGCGATGCCAAGTTTTTGGGCCATCTCCGCAGTGGAAATGGCGCACCGCTCCCGGTATTCGCGCAATAGATTGTGTCTTTGTCCCATAGTGATACGCATGGTATCAATATCATTGCCGTATTGTCAATACCATACGTATCGGACATTGCCACGGGGGCTCGGTAATATCCCGCCATGCTGATAAAAGATGTTATCTGGCTGGATTGGGGCAAGCGCTTCAGAAAGCTGCTCAGGCACAAAGGCAGCAACCTCGCCAAGGTGGCCGACGCGATGCAGCTTTCCGAGTCTGCCTTGCGCAGCTGGACTAACGGCAACCGGCAAATCAATTTGCAGGACTTCTTTAAGCTGTGCGAGGTTGCCGAGGTCGATCCGGCGGTGGTGCTCTTTGCCGTACCCAGGATGACCGAAGAATTAAGCAAACACATTGCTGCGTTGAGCGCCTCGGCTACCACCGTTGACCGGGCCCCAACCGCCCAAAGCGACTACCTGAAGATGAAGGCCGACTTCAAGGCAAAAACGAAGTCTACTGGTAAAAAAAATACCGATAAAGTCGTAGCCTAGATGATGCGGGCCATCGTAATTCTAATTGCCTCTATTTCGACTCCGGCGATGGCCCAAACCGATCTGTTGACTCGCTGCCTGAACGAGTTGGCCGAAAGAGCAGAGCTTCAATCGATCCGTGTAAAGCTGCCGGTGTTACTAACAGAGCAAAAATTCGCGACGCTCACCATCCAAGACAGACCGACTGCCGAAGAACTTCCAGCGATAACAGTATGGGCAGAGGGGCGCGAACGCTGTCACATGAGAACCGCCGCTGACAGAGACAAGATGCACCCTATGATCGCATCCTTGTGGGAGCGCGGCCAAACTGAACTAATGGTGTCGGTTGCCGACCTCTATATCGGAAAGATCACGTACGGAGAGTTTGCTCGCAATCGCAAAGCGATCATCGCAAACATCCAAGGTCAGATTGATCGTGTTGTAGACCGTGGCGAACGAGACGCCCAAGCGCAAGCGCGAGATGATTATGCCAGCAGGCGGGCCGTGCTCCCGTTGCTTATGGAGCGAACTGCGCCAGCACCATTTCAACCAACACCCGCCTATCAAATCCCAATACCTCGCACGACTAACTGCTCCCCCAACGGCCTCGGCGGCGTGCGCTGCACTACCCGCTAGCGTCACGTGGATGACCATGCGTCGGCTTAGCGTAGTTCCTGTTGGTTTATGATCAATATTTTATTCTCCAACTTTTCTGACGAAAGGCACAAATCGTGGAGACCCCCGAAACCACCCCCGCCCCCTCCGCCGCGGCCGCCGCCCCCACCACCCAAATAAACCTGCGGCGCGACGAACTGACTTGGCGCCTGCTGTATGCGATGCGATTCGGCCGCCTGCAAGCGAACCTGTACGACCGCGTATCGAGCCTCCTCAGGTTCATCATATTCCTCGCTGGCACTTCTGCGTTCCTCGCCTTTCTGGGCAAAAATGACGCATTAATCGCTATCGCAGGACTCATTGGAGCCGCTGCGGCAGTTCTGGATTCCGTGAGTGACTTCGCCGGCAAGGCCGCGAAGACACGTGAAATGGCCAATCGTTTTGCCGCCATTAAACTTGAGTCCCACAGTCTGAGCGATGACGAACTCGAACGACGTCTCGATGCGCTGGAAGATGCCCATATTCCAGAGATCGACTCACTACGCTTCGCTGCCTACAATGACGTATTGAAGGAAACCGGGCGCTATTCGGACAGCACTAAGTGCACCCTCAATCCATTGCAGTGGATACTGGCGCAGATCGCTTAGATGTAGATCGCAGGTATGCGGCAAGACCTTGATGATATAAATATTCTGTTGCACGAACTTAAAACGTCCCTGCACGTGATCGATTCAAAGCTGGAATCAATCGACAAAGGCATTACCGGGCTCATGTGGATTATCGGTCTGCTGATAGCGGTCATTTTTTGGAAATTGTGGTAATTTTTAATAGCCCACCGGCACCATCGTAGGCGCCCTCCGGTTCTCAGCGTGCTGGCTGTTGTTGGAATGGCCACCGTAGCCGTTTCACGCTTGATACCCTGAAGTAGCCTCCGCTACCCGCCCCACACCAACCCGCTTCGGCGGGTTTTTTATTGTCTTGCCCCTCAGTAAAGACACCATTGGTATCATATTTTAATAAATCGATACCATACGTATTGACATGATGCGATACCGTATGTATCATTCACTCAGAGTTAAACCAATCAACAGGGAGATCGACATGGCAGCAGGGGCAAAAAAAACGATAACGCCGCTCAGTTTCAAGGATCTGCCGAACGAGGAACACGTGATGATTTTTGACGCCCAAGGCAACCTGATGGCCCTTGTGAAAAAGGACGGCGGGCAATACGCCAAGTTCATCGTCAAAGCCTGCAACCGTTACGACACGTTGATGATCGCGCATAACCTCTGCCGCGATCGCATGGTCGGTCAGCCGCGCGCCAAGAAATACGACCCGCGGCCCTTCCTTGAAATATCCGCGGCCATCGCCGCTGACGTCGAAGCCCACGGCCGCTAACCCCCCATCCCCCGCATAGGAGATAACAAATGAATACGCACAACGACAACAGATTTGGCATGAAGCCCACTGGCTCTGGCAAGGAAATACTTCAAAGCACTATTGCCCAATACAAGCTGTTTTATCGAGAGTGCCATGACGTGGATGATCGCCGCCAGCTTCTCGCTGACATTGCGCGAATCGAAGCTGAACTGGCTCTAACGGCCTAGTCACCCCATAGGAGATAGACAGTGAGCAATATGACATTTGCCGAATACGCCGCGCAACCGAAGTTCGCCACCTTTTCTGCTGAAGAAATCGAGCATTGCTGGGAGGAGCACAAGTGCTCACATTACGATGAGCGCGAACCGGAATGCAACGGCGCAACCGAAACATTCTGCCTCGGGTATTAATCATGTCAGACCTCGCCTTCCTGCAAAACGCCGTAGTGCAACTCCGAGCCGCCCGCAATGATTTAGCCCGCGACAACGCCAACTACGAGTCCAACCTCGTCGCTCAGATCGCCCGCGTCACGGCCAAGTTGGCAGCAATGGATGCCGAGTTTAAACGTGACTATCCGAACAGTCCGGGGTGCAACGATCACAAATACGCTATGCAAGGGAACCTCAAACGACAGTTGGAGAAACAGTTGCGCGAGCATAGGGGGTTGGCATGAGCAACTACACGGACATCACGCTAGGCGGCGTCACCTATAAAAACGTTGACGTGGAGTTTTGCCACTACGAAGGTGGCCGCGTTGCAATTAGGTTGAATTGCGACAAAGGACCGCTGGCTACCGCGACAGTTAATTTCCCTGACGACCCGTGCCCAGCAGACGAGGTTTACATCAAGGAATGGTCCGAGAACAAGGGCATGACGCAGTGGCTGATCGACAACAAGCTGATAGTGCGAGGCGCATTACACAGCGTACGCAGCGGCTTTGTGAAGGCGTATCGCTACGAGCTCACCAGAGAAGCTATGGAAAAGGTGCCCGCATGAGCACGCCCCACATCACCCAACAATTCGACGACCTCGCAGCATCGATGCAAAACCTCATCAATGCCGGCCGGCGTCTCCAGCAACAACGCGATTGCTTGATCGACGCCATGAACGAGATCGAGCACCGGGCAGACCTGGGCTTACCGGGCATCCGCGATATTGCATTACGGGCAATCCAGAATGCGGGCGGCGTAGCTCGTGATCGCAAACTTAAACAAACGGGATAACGACTATGAGAATCGTGAGACGCAACGACTATACGCAGCAGGCGGCGATCGCAGCGCTGGCCAAGCAAGGCAAGGTGCGATTGTGTTGGAACGCGAGCCGGCGAGTGATACAGGTTAAGGCGCTGCGGCCCATTTTGGTAAAGGTGTCGGCATGAGCGAACTAGGTAAGCCTTGGCACAAGCGACACAGCGAGTGGGAAACGTTCGACAAGATCACGCTTGAAGTAACGCCGCGCTGGAAAACGAGCGGACTCTCTGGCGATGAATGGCGCTTTAGCGTGGCGGTGCATTTTTGGTTTAAGGGCCAAGTGGTGCATACGACGAGCTTTCACCGGATGGAAACGGCAATCATGATGCTGGGCGCGGAATGGATCAAGGCGGGGGAGCCGATTCCAGACACCATTCTCGATCTTGAAAAGGATCGTTGCGACAACCCAGGCTGCGCAGAGTATGCCGTTTATCGCTATACGCTCAAGGAGGAATTCTCTCGGAGCGGAGAAAAGCTGGACGCGACCGAAAGCTATTCAAAAAAGTATCGCCAATTCTGCGGAAAACACCAGGCGCGCGGCGATTGCGGGCGGGAAGACGCTGATGTCAACTACATCAAGGAGAAGGCGTGATAAACAAAACTAAAGAGCGGTTAGCGCAAGTGTTGCACGCCGCCGGCCAGTTTGACCTTGAGAAGCAAGCTCGGGTTGGTGTGTTTGATGACTACGAGAGCGAATCAGCGACGCCGATTATTGACCTTGTTCGCGCCCTTACTGCAGCAGGTTGTCCAGAGCTTGCGGACCGAGCAAGAAACGGAGAATGGGACGCGACAAAGGAAGAAGCCGACGCATGGTATTCAAAGAGGGGTCGCACATGAAGCCAACTCGACAGATCCGCGAAACCATTGCCCCGGTCGTCAGAGCCGACGAGGCGAAGAAGGACGGTTATCTATCGCGCAAGTTCGCCTGGATACAGCGTAATTACGCCAAGTGCTGGGAGGATGCGCATATCGAAAATGCCGAGCGTGATGCACCGGTTAACAAAATCTCATCTTTACGAAAGGTATCTAAATGAACGCACCTGATAAAGCAGTAACGGCGTTTTCGCTTGTTCCCACCAATCTACAGCAGGCCATGGATCTCGCGAAATTGATTGCGGACTCAGACCTGGCCCCCAAGGATTACAAGAGCAAGCCCGGCAACGTGATGATTGCAGTACAGATGGGCCAGGAAGTAGGCCTACCCCCGATGTCTGCGATTCAAAATATAGCCGTCATCAATGGCAAGCCCGGGCTCTATGGCGACGTCGGCAAAGCCATTCTGCTCGCCCGCGGTTTTATTATCGAAGAGGATGATGTCGAGGTCATCAAGAAAACCGGCATGGGGCGCTGCAGGATCACGCGGCCCGGACACCCGCCCTGCGAGCGCACCTTTTCCAAGGAGAGCGCCAAGACTGCGGGCCTTCTCGGTAAGGCTGGACCCTGGACCAACTACCCAGAGCGTCAGATGGCGTGGCGCGCATTCTGGTTTGCCGCACGCGATATCGCCGCCGACGTGCTGAAGGGTCTACACGGCGCTGAAGAATTGAGCGACGCGCCCATGAAGGACATCACGCCTATGGCGCGGCCCGGCATGGCTATCTTGCCGCCCTATGAGCAGGAGAAATTCGACAAGAATATCTCCGCATGGAAAAAGCTCATCCTCGACGGCAAACGCACGCCTGAAGAAATCATCGCGACGGTGTCGACTAAGAACCTCCTGTCCGATGAACAGAAGAAAAAGATAGTCGACATCAAGCCGGCGCCCATCACCGTTGACAACGACGACATCGACCAAAGCGAGACCAATCCCACAGTCACCTTTGCAATTGTCGAAGAACGGTTGCGCAAGGCTAAAAACGACGGTGACATGCTGGATGCCGAGGCCGACTTGATCGGCGAAGTCGAGGACCCGCAGCAGCGCGCCGAGTTGGGCACGCTATACAAAGCGCTTAAAGCTGAATTGACCAAGTAGCCATCCCTTACACATCCGAAAGCAACCGACATGAAAACGACGATCCACGATCTAACGCAGGGTACCGACGCATGGCACCAATTCCGTCTCGAGCACAACGGCGCCAGCGAAGCCGCCGCCATGCTTGGACTGTCGAAGAACGTCACCCGCACTGAATTGATCGCCGCCAAGGCAACCGGCATTGCCAAGGAGTTTAGCGACTTCGTGCAAACTAAAGTCCTCGACCGCGGGCATGAGGTCGAAGCGCTCGCGCGCCCGATTGTCGAGGACATCCTGGGCGAAGAACTATTCCCGGCTACCTTTTCAATGGGGCGGCTATCGGCATCCTGCGACGGCCTGACGATCGACGGTTCCACCGCGTTCGAGCACAAGCAATGGGAGCGCGAGCTCGCCAACGCGGTATCCCGCGGTGAGCTGCCCGACGAACATCAGCCGCAATGCCAGCAGGTCATGCTGGTGACCAATGCCGAGCGCTTGATCTTCGTTGTGTCCGATGGCACGCGAGAGAATATGGTGCATCTTGAAGTGCGGCCGAATCAGGCGTGGATCGATCGCATCTACGCGGGCTGGGCGCAATTCGAGCGTGACCTTGCGAACTACCGGCATGTTGAAGTGCTGCCGGGCCCGGTCGCAGAAGTGAAAATGGCCCTGCCCGCCCTCTCCATTCAGGTCAACGGGCAAATCAGTCTCATCGATAACTTGGGCGTCTTCGGTGCCAAGCTGACCGAATTCATAGACGGCATCGATCGCAACCCATCAACCGACCAGGCGTTCGCCGATACCGAGGCCGCGATCAAGACGCTGGAGAAAGCACAGGTTGCGCTTGAGGCAGCCGAGGCGAGCGCCCTAGCACAGACTGCCAGCATCGACGAAATGCGGCGCACGGTGGCCCAATACGCAGGCCAGGCACGGGCTACACGGCTTATGCTCGAAAAGCTGGTTAAGGTGCGCAAAGACACCATCAGGATCGAGATCGTGCAGGAAGGCAAGGCCAAGTTTGCAGAGCACATATTAGGGCTGAACAAACGGCTGGGCAAAGACTACATGCCAGTGGTCGTCGCGGACTTTGCCGGCGTTATCAAGGGCAAGCGTACGGTCACTAGTTTGCACGATGCCGTCGACACCGAGCTTGCGCGCGTCACGATCGAGGCTAACTCGATCGCCGACCGGATCCAGATCAACATGAACTCGCTGCGCGAACTGGCGGCGAACCACGTTTTGTTGTTCGCTGACACGGCACAGATTGTATTGAAGGCAAACGATGATCTGGTCGCGCTGATCACGCTGCGCATCGACGCTCACACCAAGGCCGAGGCGGACCGACTCGAAAAAGAAAGAGAAACTATCCGCGCCGAGGAAGAGGCGAAGGCCAAAGCCGCGGCCGACAAGCAGATTGCGGATGAGCGGGCGGCAGAACAAAAACGGATCGATGAGGAACGCGCCTCCGCCCAGCCGGCCACCGTAGAGGCCCAAGTCGCACAGACGCCGGCTGGCCCAGCCACAAGGTCAGCGGCGACCATTTCAGCGCCGACGCGCTCCGGAACATACGGGACTAGCCGGTATGGCACCGAACGCCTGCGAGCACTTATCGACGCAGGGCTTGCAGACATGACACCTGGCGAGCTGCAGCAGTCGCTCGACGCCATCCGGCAGATACGCACAGCGCGCGTGCAGCGCGTTTCGGCCTAACCCTCACCCGCGGGCGCCATTTCGGCATAGTGCGTTTTCTCGCTCCGCGCTATCGGGGAAATTCTCGGCTCGCGACCCATTTACCAACTAAAGCAATGACCAAGCCCCTGCCCAAGATCACCGAACTCCCGCCGCGCCCGGTAAAGGTTGCGCAGCGCTGGCTATCGGTGAATCCGGACGTCAAAGAATATTGCCATCGGTTGCGTAAGGCTGCCCTCGCGTTGAAGGAGGAAAACCGGGACTTTCGGGCGGAGCTGGTGCGGGTGGTTAAGACGTATGGGGCCGAGATCGAGGCGTTGAAGAAACCATGAGCAAAGACGAACAGGAATCCGCACCGCAAGGCGGGCAGACGCCAGTTGTGCCTGACGACGAAGGCTTGCGATTAGCAGCGCTCGATGCCGCAGAAATAGCTGAAGCTGGAAACAGGCGCGTTGACGCAATGCTGTTTAGAGCCCTCGCGCAGCGATTCCAACATATATTGAGAGAACTCGCCGCCCTTCGCGCGGAGCACCATTCCTTGAGGGGTGCGCTTGAGCGGTTCATTGAACTATCCGATACCCCCGAGCGCAACTGTAGCTGTCACGTAAGCCCGCCGTGTTCCGATTGCATAGAATACGGAGCCATTCGCGAAGCGGTTGCCGATGCGCACGCCGCCCTCGGAGCGAAGCCGCGATGAGCCGCACCCGATTCGAGGCATCGATAGACAAAGCTGCCGCAGTCCGTGCGGCAGACGCGAATGGCCAAATCGCGGACAGCAATAGAGTTCGGACGGCATTGATTGAGCGCATGCACGCGGGAGAATTGACGCTTGAGCAGGTTAAGGCGGAATTGAAGCGCATCAAGCGCGACGCCAAGAAGAATGGCCTGATCACGCGGCAACAGGCATTTTCTAGAGGATAGCCATGACCCCCGCCGATATCGAGAGGTTGCAACAGCAAGCGCAGAAGCTTTGGGACGCGCTTAAACGAATCACTCTTTACGCTACGCCAGACAGTCTGCGAAAACATGCTGGTCGAGACTATGGGATTGACGGCGATGAAGCGATCTCAATGGCATACGAAAATGTGCTAACTGAGGCCAAGCACGTTATCAGGCGCATTCGTCGGCCCCAAATCCGCGACGCGCTGAAGAAGGGGTGAGATATGAACGTTAATGAACTTGACGGATTCATAAATTCGCTTGGGCGTCTTTCAGCTCTGCAACATATTGCAGACCTTAAACGCGAGCTTAGAGGATTGCTCACAAAAGAATGCGGTAATTGCGACCACTGGATGAAAACTATCGAGTGTCCGCTAGAGGCGCGAGGTGAAAAACCATCAATGAGCCACTGGCCATGTAGTAAGTTCTCTCAAAAAGCGTCTCTGATTACGCTATTCAACAAACGCTTGACTGAACTTGATGCTAGGTTAGTGGCGCTGAAGAAGGAGAGCAAGCCATGAGCGAATTAACCGACCTATCAATAAAAATGCGCTCCCGTGCAGACACCAACAATCTGCCGGCAGAGCACCCGCTACGGCTACATGCCGATAAATTTGACAAAGCAGCGGCTGGATATTACTCGTCTGAGCCGACTGTAACCGTCAAGTCGTTCATGGGTGCATGGGCGAGGGCGCGTAGAGCGTGGAGTGATTACACGGGGGAGGATTTGATATGAACTACGACGGACGCAAGCCTGAACCGCCATACAACACCGACTCGGATGAACTCACCGCCGCCAACGCTCGCATAGCTCAAATGCGTGCCGCCTACGACAAGCTGTATTGGCATTGGGTGGAGGCGGAGCAAAGGGCTGAGACTATCGAGCGGGAGACGATAGAGCGCTGTGCGATGGTGTGCGAGGACCGCCGCTATAAAATTGAACGGAGCGGGGAGCTTAACGGAACTACTGAATATTCAGATGGAGCTAGAACAGAGGTGGTGTATTGCGCCATAAGCATCCGCGCACTAGCCCCCGCGCCGACAGGCAGCAAGACCGAGAACGACTGGTGGATGATCTATTTCGATGATCAAGATCGAAGGCCGGAAATATTCACCGAGGAAGCGGCCGCCAGGTATCGCTACAAGGAAATATCGGCAAGCTGGAATGCCCACTTGTTCAAGCGAGTCGATAGCAATTCGCGCGACTTTGATCCTGGACTAGCGCCCGCGCCTAACGAATCAGAGCCACTATACAAACACTACAAAGGCGATATATACCGCATCCTGCACGTCGCTCACGTATCGGATAACGCAAGGGTTGGTGAGCGAGCAATAGTCTACTGTTCGAGCAAGGGACAGATTAATGTGCGAGGTGAACATGAGTTCAATGAGCCAGTTATGTGGCCGGATGGCATAGTTAGGCCACGCTTTGCCGCACTTACGCCTAACAAATCGTATTGGAGAGTGTCGCCAGCCGCGCCTAACGAATCAGTTACCGGGAGCGAGGAATGAGTGAGCTAACGCGGGAGCAGATAGAAGGTATTCTGACGGCAGGAGCCGAGGTTCTTTACGACGAAGAACTAAAAAATCTATGCGATATGGCATTACGCGCCCATGACATTCGCGCCAAGACAGCGAGCGATTCGGAGGTATATGTAAAGCGGACTTGTGCGCAGTGCAAGCGTATTATTTTCTTGCCAGCCCCGCCGAGTGAGGGAGCGCGCGAGATTGCAACCGGGAGCGAGAAGAAATGACGCACATCGATGACTGGCTGGATAGCTACGAGCCTAAGACTGACGGCGAGCGCTTCGCCAAGAAATTTCTTGAGCATGCGCGCAGGCCAGCGGCAACTATGGATCATAAGTGGCTCGCCACCAATCCATTGTTCTGCACATATCAGGGCAAAAGGTATCGTTGTAACGGCGCTTCCAGATTAGGTGACGTGTGGCTGCACGATGATTTTACAAAGAGCTATGGCTATGTCCATCGGGTTGATGTAGCAGAGTGCTCTGAGTGGAGTGAGGGAGCGCAGGCGAAAGGCGGGACAGATGAGTGACGACATCGGGGATCGGTTCAAAGGTTACGAGCGCGCATTCGACTACGCATTGCCACGTCGGATACCCATGGTAATTCGGGTCGATGGGCGAGCATTTCACGGCATTAAACTCGACAAGCCGTTCGACAGTCTTTTTTTTGATCACATGGCGACCGTTGCTCAAGCCCTCTGCGAGGAAATCCAGGGCGCGGTGCTGGCCTATTTTCAGTCCGACGAGATATCTATAATCGTGAGAGACGACATGAGTTTGCAGTCTCAGCCTTGGGTTGGTAAGAGGCTGTCCAAAATACTCAGTCTGAGTGCGGCTATCGCAACCGGCACGTTCAATCAAGACTCCCCCTATGGATTGCGCCAGTTCGACAGCCGCGCATTTGTCGTTCCCGATCTGTCGGAGATCGTTAATTACTTGGTATGGCGCCAGCAGGACGCGACCCGGAATTCTGTCAGCATGGCAGCCAGGGCGGTCTTTTCGCACAAGCAATGCAACCTTAAAACGACGCCTGAACTTCGGCAAATGCTGGAGGACGGGGGAAGCCCTTGGGAGCAGGCTCCCACTCATTTCAAGCGCGGTGCAGTGTGCAAGTCAATAACGGTCATAAAGCCAGTGCTTCAGACCGGAGAAACCTGCGAACGCAGCGAATGGGTAATTGATCTTGAACCACCGGTATTCACGCAGCAACGCGAGTACGTAGAATCGCTGTATGAGAAGCAATCCAAGCCGGGCTGATTGATGCGCCGGCCGCTCAAAGAAGTGCTGAAAGAGATTGATGGAGAGACGAAATGAATACTGAAGATATATCCAAGGAAACCTACCGTCGCATGGAGCGTGTGCTGTGTGCAAGCTGGCTATCGTTTACCGATCTGTGTAGGCATTGCGCATTAGAGGAAACCTCGATGCGTGAATTAACCCGCAGGCCGGACTTTCCGACACCGTCGTCACCTACCGGAACATTAAAGGGTAGGCGATGGGCTAAGCAAGAAGTAAACGCATGGATGGAAGCGCACAAACTAGAGTCTATCGGCGATGTCGGCCGCTTGTGAGTTGATGTATCTAAGAGCCATTTCCAGCTTTTTCCATCCGAACATTTCACATAGTTCGTATGGAGTCAGTTTACCAGACCGCGCTATGCGAGTTGCCGCCGTATGCCGAGTAGCATGGAATGTGTAATCCTTTCCCAATCTATCGCGGACTTTCCGAAAATGAATATCAAGCTGATACGAATTGAGATTGAAACCGAAAGCGGGAAGCATATGTCTAGCCGCCTGACTAAGGGGCACCTTTCTACTGGAACCGTTTTTAGTGTCCCGGAGGACAACGAACTTATCAGCTATTTGATCACTTCTTATTTCAACAATCTCGCCAGCTCTCATGCCAGTCTCGAGTGCGAATAGAAATGCTTCCGCAACCTGCTTTTGCATGGGACTGGTACAGGCTGCAACGAACTCCTTAACTTCATCGTCCGTGATTACCCTATCTCTCGGCTTACCATCAGGCGGGCGCTTGACCTTTCGAAACGGGTTGGCGTCCAGCCAGCCCCATTCGACCGTTGCGGTTTCTAGGATATTGCCGAACAGGTTCATTTCCCGGCGCACGGTCCCGGTCGATACAGACTTAAGCCGCTCATCCCGCCATTTAGCCAAAGCGTCCGATGTTGTTCCAGCTAGGAGTCGGTTCGGTAGCTGGCGCTTGAATGCCGCGATCCTGGTGCGCTCCCACCGCTCGCCCTTCTTATGCGTGCTTACTGTTTCCAAGTATCGCTGTAGCGCATCGTGGAGCGTTTTACGGGGGGTATGGGTTGCAGTAAATTCTATCTTGGCAGCCCAGGCTTGGGCTTCAGTTTTGCTGGTGAACATTGCAGACCTTCGAATACCGTTGCGGGCTATCTCCGCACGCCATTTCTTTCCAACTTTTCTGAACGTAGCCATGCGTAAATATTTGCGTAACTTATCCAAGGATGGCGAACCTTGGCGAGTATACTGAGATACAATGTCAGGCGTAAACAGGCTTTACGAGTTTTACGAATTAGCTATGTATTGCCCCCTCCCGGCACTCACACCGCTACGTTTAATGCGGGTTTCCGGGGTTTTTGCGTAATTACTGCGTGACTTCGCTCATGAACGACAGCATATGACCGACACCCCCAAAATCCTCAAACCCGACTTCGAGCGCTGGTTTACCGACGCCGAGATTGACCGATTCGAGGAACGTCTGGCTATGGCCGAAAGTGTGACCATCCCCAAGGGCGACGCTTTGAGGATCATTCGTAGGATGCGGGCGGCGAATAAGGACCACAATGCCTGAAACCCTCTACCACTTCCGCGTCAAACACCTGCGCACCGGCAAATGGTACCAAGCCCGGTACGCTATGACGCTCGAGCACGCCAAGTCAGTATTCGGCGCCGGCAACTACGAATTGATCTCCGGCAGCGAGGACGTGCGCGAGCCTATAACTGAAGGTGCGGCGCATGTGCAGCAGGGGTTTACGTGATGAGGGATAACAAAGAGCCCACAGCAATCAATGTCGGGGAGTTGCTCGTACTATCGTTCGGGTCGTACTCGGGCTACTGCATAGGGATGATAGGCCGTGCGACCAAAATAATAACGGCCGATGTTTGGGATAGCATTCCTGTTGATGAATACAAAGGCGACTGGTTAGTTAAAAACGGCTACGTCATAGAACTCGACCATCGGGAATTGAATTCAGATGATGTATGGGCTAATCAGCAAATCGTCACAATACCGCCAGTGACAGCAGGAGTTTAGGGCGTAGTCTTGCGTATGAAACGAGTTGCAGACCTCATAACTGAACTTCAGAAGTTCCCGCCAGATGCGCTCGCATACGCTTACGAGGGTGAAGTTCGGGGAATTATTGTAGTGGCCAAAGATATAGAGATTTCAAAAGGCGGAGGACGGGGCCGCAGGGAACTCGGGTACGTCCCGGCCGATGAAGGCGATCAGGATGACGGTCCAGCCGAAATATACGAGTTACCGTGGGATTCGTTTAGGGCTTAACCTTCTGCTGGCGCAATAGCACGTCCAGTTTCGAATTCAAATCTTTCAATTCCTCGTTGCGCTTGTCGATCTCGCGCGACGTCTCGATGCGCTTCATGGTCGCGGTATTCTCTACCGCTGGATCGTTGGACTTCTGCCCCGCCTGCCAGTAAAGCAACGCCGCCAGGATCGCGCTGGTTATCCCTACGAGGTTGACCGCAATCTTGCTTAGCGACTCCATGAGCGGCGGGCCGTCCGTTTTGCGCCGGCCGAGCGTGCGCGGCTTCAATGTTTTTTTAACCAATGGGCGCTGTCGCATTAGCGCGTCATGTCCACACGCGGCGGATAACCAATCAACTGTATCTCGCCGTTGTTAGTCCCGCACTGCGTACACGTAACCTCGCCCATGACCAGCCCGGATTCTTTGATCGGGTAAGCGTCGAGCATGAAATCCTGCTTGCAGTGCGCGCATTGAATCTCCGCCCGCCACCGCGACAGTGAATGTTTAGTCGGCAACCACGCCTGAAAGGTGCGGGCGCTAATCACCAGCCATCCAATATCATGTCGCCGACCTTGCGGTTGCAGTATGGGCAATAGATGATCGGCGTGACATGCCCCACGTATGGGAATTCCTCGCTGATCTCGTACAACGATAGGTTGAGGGTCGCGCCGCACAGCACATCCGGGCACTTTATGAGCGCGGTGCGCTTGCCGTTATAGCCTTCGATTACGGTGTAGCTGCGGGTTGTGATGGTCATTTTTGCCTGGTGACAATCAAGCGCACCAATACATTGACTACGCGAGTCAGGTTGTCCAGCGCTACAACAATCGATCGATTCATGACCGCGATGTCTTTGCGCAGCAGGATCAGCTCAGCATCGGAAAACCTGGCCGGCCGCTCGTCGCTCATCAGCGCCCGAACAGAAAGTAGTACAGCCACATCAACGCTGCAACCGCCAGAAATATCAACAGCACCCGCGTACTAAACGAGTCGACGAATACAGTAGTAGTGGTTTCCTGCGCTCTACGATCAGCGTTCTTCGTTTCGAGTCTGCGTTCGATCTCCGGCTTGCGCACTGCTTTCTGGCGCTTGTCATGAGGTATAACGAACACGCCATCAGACTCAGCCCAAACGCTAAGACCGGAGATGCCTTCTAATTCTTCTTTAATGATAATCAGCTTATCCGCGTACCCAGCTTCGGTCAGCATGGCCAATATTGAAGGGGTAACAACCGTTTCTCCTTGCGGGCATTTGGCTACAATCCTGAACAGGTAATCGATCTCCCTACCCCTGGCGTGCTTAACCTTGAATTCGTCTTCGAATTCTTCATAAACGCCATATCCGATAGCGATTTTAAGGGCCAGTCTGTTGCCGCTTTTTGATCTGAAGTCGCTTTGAAACTTGACTGCCGCCCAATAATCAATGACAGCATGAACGCCACCCGTGAGCAGGATAGAATCTCCCGCCGCGGATCCAGGCGATACTTTCAAACCAGGGTCTCGGATACGCAGTTGCGAAACGCCGTAGTCGAGAGCGGCGATCACCATCTTGCTACCCAGCAAGTCATCGTACAGAATCTTAGCCTCAGTGCTTCCAGCAACGTCGATTGCAATTAAAACCTGAGGCTCATTTACGACTGCTGACACAACATCACCACGAGCTTGGCAAAAATAACCGGGTCCAATGGTTTTATTAACAGATCATCGAAGCCCTCTGCCAGCGCTTCGTCCCTGCTGGCTTCGGTGTGGCCTGTGATACCGATAACGGGTATGTGCCGCGTCTTCTCGTTACTTTTGACCGCTTTGACCACCGCAACACCGTTGCCGGTAATTAAATTTAGGTCCGTTAGAATGACGCTGGGAATGACGGCTAGCGCTATCGCAATTCCTTCGTCGCCCCCCGAAGCAATCGTGACAGAGAATCCAGCCCTTTTAAGCAAGCGAGTCTGAATCTCTAGGTCGGTAAAGCTGTCCTCGATAAGGAGGACGCGGATTTGCTTCATTTCTCTAAATCTTGCCCAGCAGCATCAAAATTACAATGATCAGCAATATCAAGCCCAGGACACCACTAGGGCCATAACCCCAAGATGCGCTATGAGCGAACCATGGGCCGGTACCGCCCACACCAAACAGCAGCACCAGAATCAGTATGACGAGCCAGATATTCATGATGATTTTTCCTTAACGGTAAAATTTAAGTATCAGCGTGCCGGTGCCGGTTGGAGAGCCGGCCACTGATTTGGTCAGGGTTACGCCATCTGGATCGAGGGACGCACCTTCGAGTAAAGCTAAGTCCGAACCTCCTATAAGGAGCGCGCCGCAATGTGCCGTATCTGTCGTTACCTCGTCCGCTCCAGCCACCGCACGCGATTCCAGGCAGGAGCTGATTATTCCGTCGTATTCTCCGATGCTCCATGCCTTGCTGCCGTTGACGGCCGCACGCACCTCCACGAACTTGGGCGCGAATCCAGCGCCGGTTATGGCGAGTGCGCCGGTAGTCGAGACGTCGTAAGTGGCTGCGACGATCTTAAATTTCTTGTCTATCGCGTTGTACCAACCCTCGCGGGCGGTCGTGCCGTTTACGCTACCCGGCAAATACGTCTCGCTCGAAGAACCCGTCGATATGCCGCCGCCGTCCTGACAGATGAAGCGCGGTCCGGTCGCGGTTCCGACGAAGGTGATATTGCCGATCGTGACAACGGAACTAGAACTAGACAATATGAAAGCCCCAGCCAGCGCCAGCACATTAGAAAGCGTAAAGGTATTCGCGGACACGGCCAGAATCACGGAGTTGTAGTCTGCGTAATCCATGTAGGTCATCGACGTGCAATCGGTCGTGAAGGCCTCAACCCGCTCGATGAAACTGTCGTATATGGAAATGAATCCATAGGTCGGATTGCCAGTCCCAATGTTCTTGCCAATATATAAGCGCGAACTCGCGTCGCTTTCAAACCATGCGGTTTGACTGTCTAGCGTGAATCCCTCGGTCAACCATGCGGCATGCACTCCAACGCCTGTTACGCATATACTTGCGCCTGAATCAATAGTCGTTAAGCTGCAATCGGCTACGTTCCCGCGCAAGCACAATTCTTTGGTCGGCCAGCCGCCCTCATTCACGCCGATGACATTGCCGACAACAAGCGCCTCGCTGTAGGTGCCCGGCCCGACCTGCACAACAACCTTGTGATAGTTTGCGTCGATGTTGTCGCGCGCCCAATTCAGAGCGTGCTGAATAGTCAAAAACGCGCCACCGGCCGTGTTCAAAAGCCCGCTGTTGCTGTCCGATCCGTCAACGCGCACGTAGTAGGTACGATCGGCTGCCAGCCGTTCCCGCTGGAATGACGATTGCACCGGATTCACGAGCACATAGCGGTCGATGGACACGTCGTACGCAAGCAACATGAGGAAATTAGCCCCCGGAATGTTGCCGGGTACCAAGGGCTGATTTGCGCCCTGCACGATCCGCTTTGCGGCAGTGCCGTCCGCTTTAAAGGTCGGTGTTGCCGTGGAGTTCGCGGACGCCGCTTCTACGAACAGAATGAGCGGACTCGTCAGCACGGTTACGGCGGGCGTGAATGCGCCCAATATCGCATCCGACGTTCCTGTGGCCTGGCAGTAAGCCGGCGCTTGACGCTGCATTTCGGCTTTACTCGGAACGGACAGATTGCTGCGCGTCGTTACAATGTTCGCAAAGTCAGCGCCGTTCGCTGCTTTCTGAACGGCTCTGCTGGCAACTCCGCTGATGGCAGCCTGCGCGTTGCTTTCGACCACGGTCCCGGTCGGCGTGTAAGCCACAGCGCTGGCGATGATGCCGAATAGTCCCGGGCTGATCACCATCCATTTGCCGGCCGCCTGGTCTGTGTCGAACACCCCGGAGGTATGATCCGTTAAGCACAGGTAGCTTCCGAACAATTGCTCGACCATGTCATATCGCGCGTAGACCGTCGCGGTCACCCAATTTCCGCGTGGATTCCAGCGTGAACCGGTGGCCGAACCGATCAAGGCCAAAACTGAGGTCGCGAGTGAGGCCGGCTTGACGATGCCGTCGCGCAGCTCCGTGTCGTCGCGCTGGATGATGGAGAGGTCAAAGAGCACACCTAACAAGGTCAGGGCAATGTTGGCCAGCTCGGCGTCCAATGCATCCGGGCGGATGGTCGAGCGCCCAGCCACTAAGGCCGTCGCCTCATCCTCGAAATTGGTGGTTGGCGAGTACGGTACGGGCTGAGCCATAATTATTCCTTGGTGGTAGTATGGGCAGTGATGACTTCAACCATGACCTTCGCCCTAGCAATGGTATTGCGCCCGCTGGCGCTCTTCGTGGTGCTCGCGTGCTTGCTCTTACCCATCCGGTTCGCAGTCATTCGCTGGTTTCCAGATGGAAGACTCAAGCGTCTATTGCTTGTCCGCGTTGACTAAGGCAGGCAGCATCATTCCGGCGGACGCACCGCCCCTCGAAACAACGTTCTGAATCTGCGCCATGATTTTCGATCCATCGGCGCTTCGCATGAGTTGTGCCGCCTGCTTGGGCTCGAGCAGTATTTCCGCTAAGCGTTTTTTGATCGCTTCATTTGCCGGGTTATAAAGGGCGTCCCCCGCTCGTGACGCAACATTGCCAGCAATAGCGAGCGGTCCGAATTTCTGCAGTAATGTAGGCACGCCCGAGGCGGCCAACAGATTCGATTGTGCGAGCTTCTGGAATGTGTCGGACCCAGGGCCCCGGCCCAAGTCGCGCGCGTGGACCATGCGGGCGGTATCCTGCGCCACATCGTTGATCGTGCCCATCTGGTCAGGCGAGAGCACGGAGGCAAGTCCTTTATTCCTCGCAAAGCCCGTAGCTGCCTTAACCGTCGCCTCATCACCGCGTAGCGCGCGCGCCAACTTTTCAGCATAGAGTTTAGGGTTGCCAGCAACATCCGTTGATGCGCTGGTCGCTTTTTCGAGGATGGTTTGCCCCACCTTCATGCGACTGATGGGCAGGGACAGCTCCGCGAATTTCTTCTGCGCTGCGCCGTAGGCGGGCTCGGCTTTCGCAATGGTGCGATCGAGCGACTTCTTGATGATTGAAAGCTCGCGCACGATCGCCTCGTTGACCGGGCGGCCGTTCGGACCCTTGGCGGCAATCATGTCGCCTATATTCTTCGAGGCGCTCATCAACGCTTGCGGGCTTTCGGTCGGCACGAAGTCAGATGATTTGATGCTCTTCTGCGCCCCTGCGATGGCCTCACTCGCGCGCTTACTCTTCGCCGACAGTCCCTTTAA